CTCCTCGGGGCGGCCGGTCTTGGTGTCGATCCACGGCAGCGTCGGCGAGGGGAGGTTTGCGACGCGGGTCATCTCTCGCTCGGCCTCAATTCCGACGACTGCGTCCCGCCAAAAAACGAGACATAAACGTCATCCGTGACGTCGAGCCGCCAGCGCACGCCCATCGATCCGGCCTGCCCCATGTTCGAAACCGAAACGTACTGGCGTCGAGAGTGCGCTTGCGCGCCGAGCGAGCGAATCAGAGGGTTGCCCCAATTCAGCCCGCCGTTGCGGCTCATCGAAACCGCGACCTGAGGCGCGACCGAGTTCGGCGGCGATGTCAGGTCGACAACGGAGCCGCCCGATGTGTAAGCGTTGGTGAAGACTGACCCTTGAAGCCCGATGTGCGTTGCGTCGATCACAGTGATTTGCCAGACGCCGTTGGCCTCCACCGTGCCGACGACTCCTGACACGCGGGCAACGTCGTTCGTGCGCATGTTCGTCGTCGAGGTGACGGCAAGCGCGATGATCCCTCCCGCACCGGCCGCGGCTCCAGTGACGCCGGTCGTGACCGACCCTACCGCTTGGCCGACGCCGAACACAAAATCGAAATCTCCGCGAGCTACCCGAAGTTCGGACGGAAACGCGCGAACCGGCCCCGATTCCATGCGCCAAATCTGAGACGCGCCATTCTCGGTGTAGTTCGTATCGTCGATATAGAGCAGATTGCCTGATTGCACGTCCCCGAGCATCCACTTCCCGAAAGCCGGATGCCCGCCCGTCGCGCGCCAGCGGCCATAAATTTCAGACGTGGCGAGCGACCAGCGCTCGTTCCATTTCTTCGTCTGTAGGTTGAATTCCCACGTCCAATTTGGCGACGATAGCGCCCAGAACTTCTTGCCCGCCGTGATGTAAACCCCAGCCTCCAGCGTGTTCCCGGCGCGTACCTCGGCCTCGATCAGGCGGTCCAGATCGGGAGGGGAAATCTTGATGAAAGCCAAGCCTCCGCTCGTCATCCATTGGACGCCGCAGCCCTCGTCCACCCATATCAGTTCGGAAAATCCGGTATCCCATCCCGCAATCGCGTTCGGCTGAATGAGACCAGTTTCTAGCACGCCGATGCGCGAGTATGGAAAGGCTGGCGCGGGGATCGCCGCGTCCTGCCATACCTCGCAAGAGCCGGTCGTAAACGCGAGCAACAGGCCCGAGAACGCGATGCCCCGGAGCAATTGCACATCGGCCTTGGCCTGCACGGTGATGAAAGTCAGCGCTGTGACCGTAAGACCATTGATAGTGCTAGCAAAAATCCTTCCGTCGCCGATCGTGAAAAAGAAATAGCCGTCTTGGAAACAGACCGAATTTGGCTCCGGCAAATTACCAGCGCCATTGAATAGCGTGGGGTTGCCGGTGAACGCTCCGAAAGTTCCCTGCCCGCCCGCGAGATTGCCTGACACTGGCGCGAAGGTGACGGTTTCGTTCCCGGTCCCGGTGACGCCGGAATCGACCGAGGTTTGATTGCCGATCGATCCCTGATGATCGAAGGTGATCACCGCTCCGGCCGATGTCGCCGTTAGATTTGCTGCCGCGAGGGCGGAGTTAGCGTTCACTGCAGCGGCCAGTGCTGTCGCTACGGTAATCGCCGTCTCTGCCGCGCCGAGCGTGTAGCTAACGGAAATAGGAAAGCTTCCGATGACGCTCAGCGCCGGGTTGAGAAATGTCAGCGCTACGACGTCGCCCGTGTTGAATGTCGTACCGCCGATCGTCGCCGTGGCGGTGGCGGCTAGGACGGCCGCGCTGCCGAGGACATAGGCCCCGTTGTCGAGGTCGACCGCGACCACGTCCGGCGTCGGACTCGCCTGATTACGCGCGATCGACACTTTTTTCGTGCCTGGAAAAACTCCGGTCCCGATCGGGGTGAGAGCGCCGGCCGAACTCACCGTCGAGGCATCATTCGCCCAGGTTTCATATGAAACACCGCCAACGGTCAGGCCACCGCGATAGCCGCTGTTCGCCGAGACTGCAAACTGCGACAGGCCGGGGCTTCGAATCCATTTAAACTTTCCCGGACCGACGTCTCCCAATGGCTCGGCATAGGCATTGATGAGCCGGCCGCCGCTCTCTTGCGGGTTGTTACCGGGGAATGAACTTGTCGGCCACGAGATGGGCGTTGGCTTGTTGGGCACTAGAAGCTATCCGTGCGAAGCGGCTCTCCTGTCGGACGGCCCCGCAGCATCACCTTGAGGCTCTGCGCAGCCGCGCCAGCCCCGACCGGAACCTGGCCCCAACCGCCGAGACCGCGATTGATGTATTCTCCTGCCTCTTCCCCGCTCGAGCCCATGGCTCTCGCGCACTCGCCAGCAACGATCAGCACGAGGTCGCTAAACCATTCGCCCGGGATGTTGTTAGGATCGGCGACATAAACGATTTCGTTCCCCGCCAGCTTACGAAGGATCGAATCCAGCTTGTTGTTGACGGTCGAGAAGTCCTCTGGCGATATGGGCTGGCCTGGACTGAGAACGCCAAGCTCTTCAAGCGCTCCGAGAACGAGGTCGCTCGACGTGCGGAACGGGTTGTAAGCCGCCACGGCTCAGATCACTTCGCGCGCCACGGAAGGTCCAGGACCCCATACTTCACCCAGACCCGGGAGACGTCCATATCGGTCATCCCCTGCTTCATTCGGAGATCGCGAAGCACCGGCTCGGCCATCGTCCCCAGCCATTTTACGTCGTCTTCTCCGACCTCGCATGTCTGTCGCAGCACGCGATCATCCGCCCAATGCTTGATCAATCCCTCGACGCTGTCGCACGTCTTGAGCCAGGCGACGACGTGCGCGCGATACTCCATCGCCGTCTTCGGGCCGTCGTTCGGATTGTGATCGGCCGGCTTGCTCGGATCGCCCTTGCCGACGCGGAAAAAGCGGTTCGTGCGCGCGGCTTCGATGTGCGCCGCGTTCGTGATCCGCTGCGTGACGCCGGCATGGAACTCGACCCCGCGCCATGTGGTTTTGGGAGGATCGCCGGGGCCGGGCAAATAAGTGATGTCCTCGCCGTCATCCTTCGCGGGTTCCGGCTTGGGCGGGGCGACCGTATGGGCTTGCACAGGGCGCGGCGGATCGGCAGGCGCAGGCGGTTTGTTTTTGTCATCGGCCATTGTGGCTATCCTTGATCGTTTTCATAAAATCAGTCTCGATCACACGCCCGGTTCTGCGCTCGTATTCGGAAACTTGGTCCGCCAGTAGCAGCGCCAAGTCCTTGAACGATCCGATACTCATGGCCAAGACCGCAACAGTCTCTTGCGGCATGAACGGCGCAAGATCGCCGTTTTGCAGTTTGCTTGGCCGCAACTGGTTGGCCAGCAAGACCGCGTCATTGCTGGTACAAGATAACTGGAACCCTGACACATGAAACCTAGGAGCCTCAATCGGAATCGCCGTTACTATCGCCCCTTGCGGTAGCTTAGGTTCAAATCTCATGCACTCTCCTTCACTGATCGTTGTTCTTAGCGAACGTGATAACGATCGTGCAAATGCCAGTCGTGGCCGCAGTCCCGGTCTGCGTATATTTGACGAAAATAGGGACCGAGCCATTTATCGCCGTCTGAAAGGTCGGGCTGTTGGTGACTTGCATCCCCAGCCCCGCCGCAGTCGTAAGGTGATAGATTCCCGGAGTTCCCGCGGTGATGCCCGACGCCACGATTTCGTTGGCGCTCGCCGCCGTTGCGCCTACCGTGATGACGTTGGTCGTAGCCGCGTTGAACGCTGTGACGACCTGCGCATCGATCGTGAGAATGAAGGCGTTCTTGGGCAGCGTCGCGTACCAGACGCCGGTCGCGATACGCGGGTCGTTGAAGTTGATCGTGACGCGAGAGTAGCATACCTGCTGCGACAATTCGCAGGTGCGCTCCGGGATGATCTTGTTCGGATCGGTGACGAGGGCGGACGCGGGGACGAAGGCGAAGCAGGCGAGGAGGAGAACCGCGAGGGCGGACTTGATGAGTTTCGAAAACATGGCGGGGATTCCTGTGTGCGAGATGGAAGAAGCCGCCCCTTGATTGGGACGGCTAGATTTTTCGATCAATCCTTTACGGCGGCCTCGAACATCGTGAAGATGCCCCATTCCTTGAAGTTGCCAGCCGCATTCAGCTTCGCCAGCTTTCCAAGCCCGTAGCACATCTCAACGCCAGTGCCGCGGACGAACCCGTAGTCGTCTTCCTTGCGGAAGGTAGCCATCGGCATCTTGCCCCAGCACCAGGCTTGCGCCTGCTGGCCGCAGAGGAACGCGGGCGCTACCTGGGTTGTCGCGGCGGCTCCGGCGGTCGCGTAAAAGGTCGGCAACCGGAGCGACAATTCCGGGATTTCCCGGATGATCACGCCGTTGTAGAGCAAGTCGCCGTCGACGAAGATCGGGTTCTTGAGATAGCCCTGATTTTCGCGGGCGCGCGAGTTCTGGTTCGCGGTTTTGATATCCGTGTCGTTCTGAGCGTCACGGAACTGCTCTTGCCCGACGAATAGCACGAACCATTCCGTGCCGTTTTCCTTCAGCTTGTACGGCCGGATACGCGGATTCGCCAGCTTGGCCGCCCGCTTGGCCCTCATGATCAGGGCTCCTGACATCGTCATCGCCGTCGTGATATTCGTCATCGAGGCGGCGAAGTTGCCAGCCGACAGGTTCGCGGCGTTGGACGATCCGATCAGGATGCGGTCGGCGTTGTCGGTGATCCATGTGTTGCGCTGCGCCGCCGTGGCCGCGTCGAACAGGATGCCGTTGACGCGCTGGCCGTTGGCGCTTCCTAGGCCGGCAGGCGCGGATTGCGAGGGCAGAGCGTAGAACGAGTCGCAAATCTCGTCGCGCTGTAGTTCCTTGCCCCAATCCACCAGCATCGGCTTGGCTTCGGCGAACAAGTCGATCGAGGATTTGTTCTCCTCGGGCTTGTTGATTACGACCGCGTTTCGAGCCCAATCGACGTAAAGACGCTGCCCGTAGTTGTCGAGGGCCTCTTCGTTGCCGACCAGAGGGCCGCTAGCGATGGCTTGAGCATTGAGCCTGGCCATCAGCGGGACGTTGATCTGTTCGCCGCCGTTCTTGCCGCCCTTGTCGAGGTCGGGAATTACGCGAATGATCGTGTTGATGTCCGTGCCCATGTAGGGGGAGAACAGATTCTCGCGGACATATTCTCGGAAGATCTGCTTCCGGAATTCTATGAGTTTGTTGTTGGCCTGTGTGGCTGTGAAAGCCATAGTCGCGCGTCCTTATTCTTGGCCGCGCAAGCGTCGTCGAGACGTAGCGCGGTATTTTAAGTGAAAGCGCCGTCGAAGACCGCTCGATCCGATCCGTCGAGTATTCCGGGATCGATCGGCGCGCGGATGTTGCCGCCGGACGCCCGATTGAGCGACGCGGGCAGGCGGGTTTGAGTTCGCGGGGTTCCGTCATCGCCCGCCATCGCGTCGGCGCGCATTTCGGCCACGAGTTTTTTCCTGAACTCGGGATCGTTCATGAGCGCCGTGCGCGCGTCTTCGGCGATCCTCGCCTTGTAGGCGGCCGGATCGTCGCCGACCTCGCGAAGCGTTTCCGTTCGCTTGTGCCAAGCGACGACAGCCTCTCCGGGGTTCAGAGATGAGGTCATTCGCTCGGCCAGCGCGCGGCCATCCGAGCTGCTTTGGGCGGCGCTCTGCAAAGCTGTGAAGGCTTTGACGAACGTATCGCCGTGGCGATCCTTGGCCATTTGCATGCTCGCGTTGATGCGCATTTCCTCCATTCGCTGGTCTCGCGCCTGGAGCCGAGCTTCCACCCTCTTGTCGATATAGTCCGAGTACGCTTGCGGACTTTCGTACATGTCAGGGGGTGCATCTGGCTTGATCTCGGCTGGCTTTGGCTGCTCGGCGGGCCTTTGCTGCTGACGAAGCGCCGTCAGGAACTCGGCGCGAAGGGCGTCGATCTTCCTTTGGCTCTCGGCTTCTGCGGCTTCGAGGCGCGCCTTCAGCGCGTTGCGTTCGGTCTCAAAGGCGAGCGTCCGCTCTCGGAGGATGCGAGAGGGCACACGTCCCTTCGAATCCTCTTCGACATCTGGCTCTGGCTTGGTTTCCGGTTTGGCTTCCGGCTTGGGCTCGGCTTTCGCTTCAACCTTTTCAGGTTCGCCCTCGCCTTCCTCGCCTTCCTCGTCCGCCTCGTCCTCGTCCTCATCGGGCTCATGCTGACCTTCTAGCCCGTCACCCATCGCTTCGCGCGATCGATCTCCGGTTTCGTCGAGCGTCAGTTCTTCCTTGCCCCACGCGTCGCCGAAGATTTCCTTGTTAGTCCCGATAATCGCATCCCGAAGGATGTCCTGTTCCGTGTCCGCCATTGTAGATTGCTCTCTTCACGTTTCGCTGTGATGCGTTGCGCCTGTCTCGCCGGTCGCGTGCGTTGGAGATTGTCGAGCGGCTCTCCGGGCCGCGGCTCGTGTCGTGAGCTAGACGAAACTCTATGCAGGCCGCTGTTGGCCCTGTTGCTGCCCCTGCGGTTGCGCTGGGGGCTGAAACAACTGTAGCGCCTCGGTCCACATGCGGTGCTGCAATTCAGCCGCGTCAAGCTGCGTCTGCGTCTCGTGCGCGTTGACCTGATGTTGCAGCCCCGCGGCATCGAGATGCACCTTCGCGCCCGCGACATGGGCATCGTGGATCGTCTTCTGGGCCATCGCGTCGGCTCGGCGTGCCTCGGCCGCGGTCTTGGCGTTCCTTACCGCTTCGCCTTCGAGAGCGAGCTTCTTTGCCATCTCCTTCGCTGGGTCGGCCTGCGGCGGCTTCGGCGAAAGCATCTGCAAAATCATGTTCTTGCGCTCGCGCGGCATCGGCGAGAGTTCGATCAAGACCTGGGGCGGGAATGTGCCGGGCGGATATCCCTTTAACGTGTCGTACGCGTCCTGCATGACGGTCTCGACGTCCGGCCCCTCTTCAAGGACGATGTTCACGTCGAGTGCGCCCAGAAGATTGACCATCGCTGGTCGCCCCCATTGGTCCTCTCCAAGTGCGTTCAACCAAATTCCTGCCTTTACTGGGTCGTTGTCGTTGATGATTGGCAACCACCGCTCTTTCGTCCATGACCGTTGTGCGGTCGTCCAAATGTCTCGATAGAGTTGTAGCTTCCATTGCCGATACGCGAGTACGAACGGACCCAACTCGGCCATGCCGGGCTGGCGCAGCAGTTCCAACGCGCGCCCGGAAATGTTGGCCAGCGACGCGCCCTGAAGCACGGCAATATTGGTTCCTGCGAAACTGTCGATTTCCTGACCAGCCTGTTCAGACATCCCATGGAATGCGGCGAGGTCCGTTGTCTTGTCGTCGGGCTCCCACTTTCTCCCCGGATTTACTTCGATAATTCCGTCCGGGCGAGCCTGCTCGATGCGAGCCTGCTCGACGTTGTCGACCGCGCCCTTCTCGGTAATCACTCGTCGGGTGTTCGCAAGATGCAATTCCTTGGACTTTGACTGATTGAACGAATCCTGCGGGCCTTTGAGTGCCCGGGCGAACCCGTAGCGATCCCCCTGTTGGTCGACCGCTGCCGAGAACATATTGAACGACGAAGCGCTATTTCCATCTTTATCGAAAAACGGAGAAATACCCTCGTCTAGCAAGACTGATGAAACGTAGAACGCCCAGCACCATTTGCCCTTCCGCTTATACCAGTGCTCTATGAGACGAAGGCTCTGGGTCGACGTCACGACCCACTTGTATTCTCGGTCGGCGTTGGTCGTGAGGTCCGAATCGCCCTGGATAAGGCCTCTGAGCACGTCCTCCTTATGGGGGAAAAGCTCGATTGCCTCCTCGACGTCTAGCCATTTCGACAAGCCCTCGTAGCGCCGATCATTGAAGTCGAGGCGGTAGGACCGAGGGTCATAGAAATATTCGTCTCCGATGACCCAATTGAGTTTGATGTCGTTTTCGCCGTTTTTCCCAGGCACCAGCGTACGCTGGACGCCGGCCACGCCGTCGATGCAGCACTGCAAAAGGCACCATGGATCTATGCCTTTCCAGTCGTTGCCGTCGAGAACCGAGCGGATGACCTGGGTAGCGATATCAGCCCCGGCTTGGCTTCGCACCGAGGTCGGCAAGGCTTTAGGGTCTGACCGAAGCCGCTCCACAAGGCCGACGATGCCATTGATCTTACGATTCACCCGGGGCCAAGTGAGCACCGCCTGATGACGTCGTTTCAGGGTTTCAATCTGCTTCCCGTCCCACTGTATGCAATGGTAGTAGCAACGCGCAATCTTCTGTTCTTCGATCTCTTCGGATTTCGACCAGAGATAGTCTAGGTATTGCGTGCGCAGCTTACGCACGTCTAGGAACTGATCCTTCTCGTCGTCGTCCGTCTCGCTCACGGACGCGATCTTGTCGCGCTGTTGTGGGTCGCGAACTAGGCCCGTCAGCCGGGATCGGTCCCGAGATAGAAGCTCAGCTACGGGCATGCTTGCGTTCTTCGGCTTTCGCTAGCGCCCTGTCCGAAACCGCCCCCGACTTACGCAAATGCCGAGCCTTCATGGCCAAGCCGTGATGCAGCTTCGCCTTTTTCTCGTGGTGCTTGGCGATGGCCTCGACGTATTTGCCGTTGGCCTTTATCTTCTCGGCGCGGTCGAGATGGCGGCCGCCTTCGTCCAACTCGTAATCGTCCCAAGGCCCGTTGGAGCGCTCGTGGGGCTCCTTGTACTCACGGGACGGCGTGGCCGTGGACGATTCGATCGCGGCGCGCGGCATGGTCAGCCCTCCCTCTTGATAGAGTGCAATTCCCCGCGAGGCTTGCCCTGGATGGTTTCTCGCAGAGCGGTGAGCATTGCTATCCCCTCGACGCGTAACGATCGGTCCTCGATCAATTCAACTCTGCAAATTAGTTGCGTATATGCGCGAACACGCTCCGCAATCGGATCACGCTGCGGAGGTTCGTAGTTGATGATTTCCTTGTCGGTCGTCACCGCTACGCCCACCCTTGCTTCTCAGCCAACCGCTCGAACGCTCGCTTAGAGATCACGCCGCTCTTCACCATGTCCTCTGCCTTCGCCTGCTCTTTCGACACCGGCGCATCTCCGGACGCCCCGAGCGTCTCCTTCAAGTCCGCCAGCGCCGTTTCTAGCGCGTCAGGATTGCTCTTGATCTCCAAGGCATGCACCGTCTTGGCAATTTCCGTCACCTTGCCGATGGCTTCCTTCGCGGTATCGCCGTAAGCGACGACCGCGCCGAGGAACGGCATCTTGTTGGCCTGCGGAATGACGTACTTGCTGCCTTCGTGCTCAGTGAAATACCTGAGCTTGACGTTCTCGTCGTACTCTTTCGGGTATGTCACCTTGACCCACGATTCCGCTAGCTCCTCGCTCGTCAAGATCAGTTCCGCGCCCCACTTGCCGGAGAATTCCGGCTCTATCAAAACGCCCTCGGCTCCGTACCAGACGATATCTCCTAGGTTGGTCATCATGATCTGATAGAGTTCGCCCGGAGGCGAAGGCATGCGGCAGCACGGGTCTATGAGATAATCGTGGCCGTCTTCGGTGCTTCTAATTTCGGCCGAAAGAAAGCCGCGGTAGTTGTATTTCTTGAGTTGCGGCGAGAGCTTGGCGTTGATACTGCTGACCGCCGCGGGAATCTTGCTGTATTTTACCACCTTGGCGACGAGCGCCGTATCCTTGGCCTCTACGCCGACGAGGCAATAATCGGTAAATTGGCCGTCGATCGTATAGCCGTCATAGGCCAACTCGATCGCCGGGCCGGTGTTGTCCTCGACGATGAACTCCATCAAGTCGGCCTTAGGCCCTAGCTTATAGTCGATCTCGTCGAGCTTGCCCTCAACCGCCTCGAAAGTCGGCGCATGGAATGTCTCCATGTCTCCGCGCGTCCGGCTGATCTTCACGTACTGATCGTCGTTCGCCTTGAGATACCGGCGAAGCTTCTCGATCCCCATCATGGTTTTGTAGGGGCCGACTTCGATGCCGAGCCGCGTGCTGATTTCCTTCGACTTCGCGCGATCTATTTCTAGTTCGCAGCCGCCGCGACAACCCCATACGCGCTTGCCGAGGCTGACGAGGTACTTCTGAACGTCGCCCTCGTAGACGTCGGGAAAAACAAATATGTCGACCTCGTCGAGCCGCGTCCATGGGCTGTCGACGCTTTCGATTTCCGGCACGCCCATCGCGATCATCTGCAATTGCGACGTTGGAAAGCCGGTCACCCACGGACAGTAGTACAGGACTTTGCCGAACTGCTTGGATAGGGTGACAGCGAGGGAGACGAAGAGGCCGTTGTCCCAGACCAGCGCCGTCTTGCTTTTCAGGTCCGTCAAGATTCCCCCGATCGATATTCCAACCCGTTTACAGCCGCCTCGTAAGCGTCCCAACTCACTCCTAGCACCATCGCCGCAAACCGCTCGACAAGCGTCGCGAGATGATGTCCCTCGCGATACGGGGCCTTCGGATCGTCCCCCGGCTCGCTAAAATCCCCGGGCTTGCGGTTCTTCTCGTAATCCATGTCGAACGCATCCACGTCGGCTTGCTTCACGCCGCGACGCTTGCACCACGCGAGTTCGAGCATCTCATGGAACGCGACCAAGAACTGATAGCGCCAGTCGCCGAGTTCAGAGACCCGGATGTGCCAGCCTTCCTCATCCGTCCACCAATCTCCGACCGTGTCGTAGCGCTGGCTGTTGTGGGGGATGGTCTTGATCTCGATCATGCCGTCGAAGAGTGACTCTCGCATACATGGGTCCTCCGCGGACGAACCAGCAAAGCAGTTCGATCGCATTGAGTGCGAGGTCGATCAATGCGCCGTCCAATTAGTTCCGTTGCAGAACAGTGGCCCGATGAGAGCGCCTCCCGAAACATAGGTCGCGTTGTAGGTCATCGTCGTGATGTCGTTCGACCATACGTTCTGTCCCGCGTTGTCCGCATTGCAAGTCGGTATGGGAGTTCCTGCCGCACTGTACGGCCCTGGGATAGGAACAGCCGATAGGCCCTTTATCAAGTCCTGCTTGCTGCCGAAGTAGGTATCCCACGTACCTTGTGTCGGCGCTGATCCTGGATCGAACGGCGGGACGGTCTGGGCGACAGCTTGCGCCACCAGCGCGGCACGCCAGCATGCGGCAAAGAAGGCAATCTCCAGCAGAAGCGCCGCGATGATGAGACGGCCTCGCATCACTCCTCGCCCTTCATCTTCGCCATCTGTTTTGGCGACACCAGCCCGCGCTTGGCCATCTTGTACGCGTGCTTCGGGAGGCGCTTGATCTTGCGGCCGTGGTCGGCCTTGACGAACTCGGCTCCCACTTTTTTTGGGATTCCGATCGTCGAGCGGCCTTCTTCAGCCGCATGCATAGCGCGCGATTGTGATTGCGATTTTGATGGCATTTCGCGGGTTGCCTTTCCTCGGTATTCGACGAGGGCGTTGTTAGGTCCGGTGGCGGTTTCAGCCACCGTCTTGTTGCGCTGCCTCGGCGCGAGCCTGCTGCTCGTCATGCCATTTCTTGTACGAAGCCTGATCGCTCTCGGCCTGCGTCTTGGGCTTGACAGCCGCCTGGTTCTTAGCGGCCGTGGCCCTTGCGTCGGCCGCGTCCTTGTCCGCCTTGACCTTGGCGTCTCTCGCCTGGGCTTCGGTGTCCCACTGCGTCCCCTGTAGCGCTGGATTGGGCAATCCCGGCGCGGGCGGGCCGTGGTCCATGTTGTTGCGAGCATCCATAGCCGCTTGCTTGATGCGCCGATCATCCATGTGCTCGCTCTGCCACATCGCCACGCGGGCTCTATATCCGTCGTCGCTCTCGCCGGTGGCCCTTGCGGGCATCGCATCCGGCTCGCTCCGCCACTTCTCTACGCGAGCCTTATGGGCTTCCTCGGTCTCGCCAAAGGCTCGCTTGGGTGCGTTTGCGGCTTCGGCCCGCTTCTCCTCGGCCTCATCGTCTTCCTGCCATCGAGCATACGATCCGCGCTCCGGCACGTCGCCCTCGCCGTCCCACACATGAACGGACGGGCGTTGCCACAGCGATCCCTCCTTGCCGAACACGGCTAGGTTGACCAGCGGGCTTGCCTTAGCGTCGACGTGACGATGCGAATGCACATAGGTCACGAACGCCAAAAGCGGCTGGTCCGAGTGCATCACCGTTTCGTGCCCACCGGCATAAAACCACAACGGTTGGCCTACTCGTAGGTCTTTCATTGTTTGAGTCCTCCTTCAAAAACCTGATTGCGACCAGAACTTGCCTTCGGGACCGCAACGATCTTCCGCTCCTCCGGCCCGCTCTCGGTAAGCGTCGCGGCTGTTCGGGACATCTTCGCCTATGACTAGATCGCGATGGGAACCCAATTGCGGCCGCTCGCAAATGTGCTTGATCGACGGAGCATAATCTTGTGCCTCATCGATCCGCTCAGGTGAGCGATAATGCGTGCACCGATCACAAGACCGATCGGTCAGCGGTTCGTCGGCGTCGGCGTATCCGGACTTGTCTTCGCTCATAACTTCCCTCACATCGTCAGCGCATCGAGATCGCTATAGTTCGAACCGCTGCCGCGATAGCCGCTGCTCGTGTTCTTCTCAGGTTGCACCGGCTTCTGCCCATCTATCATCGTGTCGAGCAGTTGCCCGATCAGCCCGCACGCGTCTACCTGATCGTCGTGAACTCCGGCCGGGAACCGCAGCAACTCGCTTTCGAACTCGCCCCGCCACGCCGCCGCAACCGGCACACGCAAGCCCCGCGTCGCGATCAAGCCTCGGAACGACTGCGCTCGCACCGCCTTGTCGCCTCGGGTCGGAAACTGCTCTCGCAGGGTGTAGGCGTGGCGCTCGCGCATCTCGCGCTCCAAGAACGGCCCGACGCCGCTCTTGATCTGGCCGGATTCCTCGGCCCAACCCATCGGCTTCCACTTCTTGACCAAGTCGCAAAATACCTCGACCCATTCGTCGGATGCGGCTTGCTTCCGCCAGATGTCCAGCATCCACGGATTGCTGTCAGGGTCGAGCGCGAGGACCGCGTGGACCGTGAAGTCGCCGCCACTCGATGTGACAGCGTAGTCTGATCCTCCGTATACCCGTAGGCTTTCCCGCGGCGGGAGATTGTCTACCGGGAGGAGCCATTCGCGCTTGAAATAATCTCCCGTGTCGGGAATAGGTTCTTGCTGATACAGCGCCGAGAAGTAGCGAGGGATGCTGTTGGCTCTAATTCGCTCTATCGCCGTCAACGGATAGCGATCAGGCCACAACGCCTCGCCAACGTCGCTTACGGCTGGCATTTTGACGATTTCGAACTTGTCGCCGCCCGACGCCGCGTGCGAGATGATCTTCCCAGAAAGATCGTCGTCGTGCATGCGATGATTGATCAGGATTACCGCTCCGCCCGGCTCCAAGCGGTTATACGCGGTTCCGATATACCAGTCCCAGACTTCCTTGCGCTTATTCTCGCTCTGGGCGTCAGCCATCGAGGAAAACGGGTCGTCGATAAGAAGAAAGTCAGCGCCCTTGCCCATGAAGTGGCCGCCGACGCCGACCGCGTAGTAACCTCCTCCGTCTTGGGTGCGCCACTTGTTCTTGGCCTGGCTATCTTCCGCGAGGGACGTGTTGAAAATGCACTTGTATTGCGGGCTGTTGATCAAGTTTCTGACGTCGCGTCCGAAATCTGTCGCCAGATCGGCGCTAGCCGAAACAGAGATGAACTCTTTGTCGGGTTGACGCCCTAAAATATAAGCCGGCAAGCGACGAGAAGCCAATTCCGACTTGCCGTGCCGAGGAGGGAGCAGCAGCATCAAACGATCGACTTCGCCCCGCTCGACCCTCTCCAACTGTTCCGCTACCTTCCGATGAAATTCCGCGGCACGGTACTTCGGCAGCGTGTATTCAGTGAATGGAATCAGAGCCTTCCTCGCCATCCTGCGCTTGAGAAGCTCCTCGGCTGCGTCCAATGGCGATAAAGGCGGCAAGTTCTTCGTCTGCGTATTCGGTAATGTGTTTGCGATGCTCGACACGCATTTCAACCTTGGTCGGGAACATCCCCAAGTGCTTGCCGATATCGACTAGCGCCGCCCGCTTGTCGTGGAGCTTGACCGTCACGCCGCCGTTGATGTTCTGAGTGACTTGCGAAATAGCAGCGGCCGTTGCGTCGTCGAGTTCATCGCTGGGGACGATCTCGACCAGGTTCGTCACGACGGTTTTGATGACCAGAACCTCGCCGCCGTCCGGATTATCCTCCTCGGTGACTAGCGCACTCTTCCACCGAACAGCTTTACGGATGTCGGAGAATCCGATTTTAGCGAGTTCAGCTAGAACACGCTCCTTTGATATTGCTAGTCTTTCTATCGCGCGCTCGGTTGCGATGACCTCTATCGATCGCGCTCGCTCTAGGAGTTCAGCGACCCGTACTACAATGTGCTCTTTTCGCGCCATAGCGGCAGCATTCGACCTATGTTCGTGATATCCAGCAATGACATAGGACGCATCTGCGCTCTTTCCCTTGGCGAGTTCTTGCGCGAACCGCTCGTGCTTCGGGTTGGGCAGAACCGGCATTACTGGCTCGCCTTGACGGCGGCCTGGGCTTGCTGAGTGGCAACAGCCGGAGGATTGGCGTCGAGCGCGGCCTGAACCTTCGTCGCATTGTTGGTCACTCCATCAAATACCGCGTCGATCTTGGCCTGAACAGCCGGCGGGATGGTCGCTCCCGCTAGCGCGTCCTTGAGTTGCTGCTCGACGCCATTCATGAGCGCTATCAGGCTGTCGGTCTTGGTGCCTTCGTCCGCAACATTGGCGAGGACTTCGTCGATCGTATGGGCCATGGTCGTCATCTTTCCTTGAATCGCCGCTAGTTGCGCGGATTGCGCGGTCAGAACGGTGGCGATGGCGTTCAGACGGTAGAGGATTTGGTTGACGTCGCCATTGGAGAACCAAGGCATTTCGGCTCCCCTTCCGGGTTGCGATGCGAGGCTTATGACACGGGATTATGACAGGCTTGTAACATTTCGTGATAGTCAATCAACCATATCTCTCTGATGGCCAATTGCCTGGTATGGCTAGTTCCTCTAATATTATATTCTTAGAATTAATAGAAGGTAATCACATGAACATTTACATCATCGGCATGGATTCCGGCGCTCCATACAAGGTCGGTGTTGCTAAAGATTCATATAGGCGGTTGATAGCCATGCAAACTGCTCACCCCGATAAATTGCGACTTTACGCGACTGCGGAGGCTGAAACTTTCAATGAAGCCGTAGCGTTAGAACGACGCGTTCACAAACTTCTATCAGAACATTCGAGACGGGGAGAATGGTTCGACGCTACCTTTGAAGTGATTTGCTCGGCGTTTGAAAACTGCGGTTTGAGACCAAAAACCTTCCAAAAAGGGGATATGGACCACGAGTTGGCCATTCTTCCCCCAGGAATGACACCTGATGAGTTTCAGGCATGGATTGATCACATGCGAGTCACGCGGGGTTGGCTTCAGCACGATTGCGCATGCGCTCTTGGGGTCCAGCCTAGGCAGATAAGTCGTTGGAAACAAGATGGAACATGGGCTTACGTCAACTTGGCATGCGCTGCCATCGCGGCAGATATCGACGTATGGACGAGAAACTTTCCAAAAGAAAGCACTTGACTTCCTATCGCCAATTGGCTATTCCATCGAAACGGAGCAAGCAAATGAAATTCCCGATCACAGACACGCGGACCTCGCATCCCTCGCTACTCGGATCGGACACCGATCGCGCCATCGCAATTATCGACGGGACTCTGAAGGGAGTTACCTACGACGATCCATGTTCGGATATTGTCATCGCCATCATGACGCGGGCTCGATCTTTTGGATTTCCTGATCCAGCAAATACCGCTCGCGAGAAGGGCATCTCTCTGAAAGATTTCCTTCGTAGCGAGGCAATCATCGCTTGACGGGAATGTGACGGTCCCGAAAGCAAAAACCCGGCAACCATTCCTGGCTCCGGGCGCAATTATAGCAACACTTCAAAAGTGCATTTAGCGGATAGGTTTTGGGATGTCAAGCCGGCTTCCCCTCGTTTATTCCGAGATTCAGCAGCCCGAAATGACGCGCGAGGGCATACAACCCGGATTTCAGCATCCTTGTTTCCGAAGCTGGCGGATCGAGGTCGTCGTAGGTCAGCCGCAGCATGGCATCGATGCGCTGGCGATTGTGTAGCGCTTTGTCGGCACTGGTGCGGGCCATGGAGGCCAATTCTCTTCTCGCGGCTACCTCAGCACCAGAAAGTTCAGAATTGCCGCCAGGACCCCACGGCTGGCCCGGCACGGGCAATCCTAGCGAGAGGCGATCCTCTCGGACGGTCTCAGCGTACTCCATCCCGGCCTGATGCAGCGCGCCTCGCAGGCAATGGTCATCCACAAAACGACCTAGTGCATATCCTCTGATCGAGCTTCGGCGGCCGTCCCGATGCTTCTGGGCGAGCACGACCGACATAGTTTCGCGCTCTTCGGCGTCGCCGCGAATTCGCTCGGCCGCGATTTGGCGCTCCGATTTGGCGGCGCGCATCGCCACGACGGTCGTGATCGGAAAACGCAGCGCTTGCGGCTGGCGATGGACGATGGCTGACCGCTTGCCGGGTTTGCAGACCGTGATCGTGGCGGCGTCGAGGGTGGCGTGCATCATGCTGGCTGCCTCGCAAGGGAAGCGTCGATGCGATCGGCGATTTCGGTCGGAGTGGTCGTGCCATACTTCGGGTCGATATAGCCGCGATGGAAAATGTCCACGACGGTACTGTAGGATATATCGAAGGCTGCCATCATGGCCGTTCCGTATGGTTTGTCGGCCATTCCCAGCTTGCAGGCCAATCCCATCGCGCATTTGTTCGGAATGTGAAAATCCCACTCCCCGAAGTCGTCAGGCCACGTCTCGGGGTGACGAAGCGCATGGCTGAGGCGGCGCAAGGGCTCATCGGCCTCGGCCACGAATGACTTGACGGGTTCCATTTTCATCGCAAAATCCCTGCGTATCGTTTGATCACCGGCCTGTTTTCCTGCCGGTCGAAAATCTCGGTGCTGACGCATCCGGGCGCGAGACGGATTGCGGCAGCGACTTTATCAGCGCCGTCGAGGTCGTCGGTCCACCCGATCACAGATGTTCCGCCGCTCGGATATTCCGTCGCGCGGACCTCGTACCGCTGGCTTCGCGGCTTGCCGCCGGAGTGCGTCATTTCTTGAACGCCTGATTGGGGGGATCATCAAATACGCGAACCGACACATTCGTCCCTGGAATTGCGGA